CAGAAAAGGCCATTAATGATCTCAGAGGGGTTCAACTGGAGCGTGAGTATCAGTTTGCCCAAACTGCGCAGCAACGATTCCATATTGCAGTTGCGATATTCAGGCAACAGGCGCAGGCTGCGGTTATCGAGTATCGCCAGGCACTAGAGAACATTCGCCTGGAGAAAATCAAAGGCGAGCTGCAGCTTCAATCTGCTAGGCTTAAATACGATGAGATCCGCGCAGAAGGATACCTTCAGATCCTGAAAGCAAATAACGTCGAGGAAGAGACCGCCAAACGCCAGAAGCTAGAGGAAGCACTGCGAGCGCAAAATGCGGTCATAGACTCTACTGCCGATCAAGTTGCGGCGAATAAAGAGATAGTTAGGTATCAGGGAATTACAGCAAAGGCGCAATACAATGCGAAGATCCTTACCGCGCAGACTGGGCTAGAGCAGAAGCTGGTTAGCGATCAGATTGGCTTAACGCAGGTTTCAGCGCTAGGGGTTTCTCAGAGCCTGGCAAACGCTTATTTGTCATCGCAGTCTATGGCTCAGGCTACGAGTAGTATCGCCATCAACAGCGATAAATCCGCAGGCAATTTCATCAGGGTAGCTACCGAAGCCGAAAGAGCTGCCACCAAAATCAGAGAAGCAGCTGATGCACAAGAACGACTGAACAATTTAAGAGGGCAAGCTACAACATCGGCAGTCAGAGGAAGAGCCCCGGTCAAGCGATTCGCTCAAGGTGGCTTCGTAAGCCGCCCGACACTTGGCCTCATCGGTGAAGCTGGCGAATCCGAGTACATCGTGCCTGAATCCAAGGCAGCAGGATTCGTGTCAAATTACCTGTCTGGAGTGCGCGGGGCGTCCGCAGTTGCAGCGACACCTACCGGAGCGACGGGCGGCAGCACTACGATCAACGTAACCACCGGCCCGGTGATGGAGTTCGACGGCCAGCGCTACGTCACAGTGGCCGACATGGAGCGCGCCATGCGGTTGACCGCTGAAGGCGTGATCGGCCGGCTGCGCACGCCATCAGCACGCATCGCGCTAGGTATTGCCTGATGAGAGCGCAAAGCCAATACCTGCGAATCTATGACGCGGCAGGCGTTACCTATGAGCGGTGGCAGAGCTATTACGCCAACTCCGTTGTCACGTGGTCAGGCGCCAGCTGGGGCTATGTGCCGTTCATCGCTGATGGCATCACCGCCGGCAGCAGCGGCACCGAGCAGGCGGTATCGGTCACAGCTCCAGCCACAGGGCTGGTAGTGGATGTCTTCCTGGCTGCCATCCGCGATGGCCGACTGGTGGATCTCAACATCTACCAGTTCGATTCCAGCGGCGGCAACAACACGCCGCAAGCTGAGCAGGAACTGGTGGCCGCATACACCGGGCAGGTGGTTGGCGGCAATGGCGGATTGACTAGCCTGACCATACAACTCGGCTCGGCATTGTCCCCAGTCGGCGCACAAGTACCGCCACGGAAGCTGACGGCAGCCATCATGGGGCAGGGCGTCAGACAATGAGTTTCCTCTCCACTAGCGATCCACTGGCGCTGCTGGCCATCCAAGCCGGGCAGATCAATGCGCCCGTTGAAGCCGCAGCGGCCAAGGGCACAACCGAGCTGGATAGTCCGCAGCGATTCGCGCAGATTGGCGAGCCGGTGCCGATCGTGTTCGCCCGATTCCGCAACAGCAAAGGTGGCATCCTCATTAGCCCCGGCGCCACCGAGGCACGCTTCGAGAATGACGCCAGCAACAACGTCACCGCGTACTACATGCTGGTCCTAAGTGAGGGCCAACTCGAAAGCATCCCGGTGAAGGATGTGTTCCAGCGTGCCTGCCGCGTTGGCGCTCACACGCAGACCTACAACCGCAGGGCCGGCACCTGGACGCCCGGCAACTACCTCGTGCAGCGTGCCGGTAAGGATCTGCCCGAGGCGCCGTTCTTCTGCGGCACCGTCGGCAGCTACCCGGGCATCAGCACGCTCAGCTTCAACGTCACCATCCCGGACGGCTTTGACCAGTACAACCGCCAGGTTCATCTGTTCATCCGTGGTGGCATGGACGTCACCCGGATCTACGACAGCGTGACCGGCCCCAGCGATAACTTCGCGGACCTAGTGAAGTGGCTGCTGGTCAATACCAGCAGGGTGCCGGCGGCGATGATCGACGATGCCGCACTGCTGGCAGCAGCCACGTTCCTTGAGGTAAACGGCTTCACCTGCAACCTTGAGATCCGCGAAAGCACCAACTACTCCGATCTCGTCGCCAAGCTGGCGCCCTACTTCCTGCTGGCCGAGAGCAACGCAGGCGGCAAACGCGGCCTGAGACCGCTGCTGCCGGTGACTGCTGGCGCCGCCATCAAGACCACAGCAATCACGGCGGAATACACCTTCACCGAAGACACGGTCCTGCCCGGCACGCTGGAGATCAATTACCTGTCACTGGCGGACCGACAGCCATTCGTGGCGCAGATGATCTGGCGTCAGCAGCTGGAGAGCGACATCGGCATCATCCGCACCGCCGAGGTGCGTTACAGCGGCACCGCCGAGACCGGGCCGTATGAGTCGCATGATCTCTCGACGTTCTGCACCAGCGAGGATCACGCCGTCAAGGTTGGCGCCTACATCCTGGCCAAGCGGCTCTACACCACCCACACCATCCGCTTTGCAGCACGGCCGCAGGAGCACAACACGCTCATCACGGCCGGCGACATTATCCGCGTGCGACTGGAGCGTGATAACACCACCTACGCCAACTCAGTGCATGACTACCTCTACCAGGTGGAGCGCATCACCAAGACGCTGGCTGGTGATGTGAGCTATGAGGCCACACACTTCCCGATCGACGACCAAGGGCGCAGCCTGATTGCGTTGGATGTGGCTGCTGCTGTCGGCACCGGCATCATCCTGCCAAGTGGCCGCACCGGCGTGAGCTGTGATGTGAACTCCAGCAGCGACAACACCATCCCCGCTGAGACGTTTACGGACGCGGATGGTGCTGACCCGCTGGAGCTATCACCAAGCGGTGGCGGGCTGGGCTTCAACGATTCAGCGCCGACTGGCGACACCGGCAACACTGACGATGGGTTGGATTACGAAACCGGGATCTACTTCCACAGCCACAACTGGGCCGACAACGTGCTGACGGTGCGGATGCGCCTGGCACCGACCGGCAGGGCGCCGCGGACGGATCTGGGATCGCTGTTCGCCTCGATCACCAGCACCTCCGTGGTGGCCGTGCTGCCGAACGGGCAGCTGGCCAACCCGCAGCCGGGCAGCCTGCCCACGGTGTCGTTCTCGGGGCTGATCGCTGAGCCGTGGGATCCGATCGCCCAGGGCTTGCCGGTGCCGCCGCTTGATCGTGTCTTCCAGGGGGAGTTCGTGATCACGTTCTACGAGGGCGACTTCCCGCCATCGGCGGAGGATCCGGCCCAGCAGCTGACCTACCGGGCGACGGTGGAGTTCAGCGCTTGGGAGGGTGGCTTCACTGAGTTGTCATACCTGAATTCGTTGGTGGTGGATTTTGTGCCGACTGAGGCGCCGGCAGGGCCAGGTCAATCCATTTTCTACTGGAGCGGGACCGATCTGCTGTCTACGGGGAGTGAGACGTTCTTTTTTGAGCCAGACCAAGATATTGAAACAGCAACTCTTACTGGACAGCCCGCTGTCTCATGCACGCAAATAATTATATATGTTAACGAAGGGCTCATAGGGTCGAGTCAATTCCTAGACTTTACGCTTGAGTGGTATGTTTCCGGTGTAAGCTCGCTAGATGAAGACCCAGGGTTTACTGGAGTTTATTTAGATGTCCGCAATTCTGACAACAACCAATTGACTTCGCTGTTCGTTGCGGGTGAAACAGTATTAGCAATCAAGGCAACGCCAGGCAGTTCTGATGTGATGGCGGAAACTCAGCTAGACTTGACTGGATTAGTTCATTTGAGTATCCAGAGGATTTCTGGCACATATTACTTGCACGTCAAAGGGCAAAAAATTACATCATTTGCAAACACTGTGCAAGATTACTTTGTACAAGTCTTCGGCACCGATCTTGCCCTCGGCACTACCGTTTTTGGCCAAGGCCGCTTCACCTCCGGCGCCGCCCTTTACGGCATAGGCAACTTCACCCCGCCCTCCACAGCGTTCTACATTGCAACGCCGTGACCTTCCCCACCCTCACCCCGTCCAGCCGCGCGTTCACGCCGGGCGAGTATCCGCACACGCCGTTCACAACTTACAACGGCCTGCAGAATCGTGTGCGTCATAGCAATGTGATTCTCAGCAGCTCGGTGCGGCTGAGCTTTATCGCTGTGACGGAAGCTGACATGCTCAGCATCCTCAGCCACTACCAAGGCCAGTTCGGCAGCTTTGAGAGCTTTACCCTGCCGTCCAGCATCTGGAGCGGTGTTACCACCATCAGCGA